TTGGCGTCGCTTGTGTTTCACGCTAAAGGGTGATGAGGTCATAAACTTCTCACCCTCGGACACGCCAGTTTCCACCAATAATCGCTTCCTGGATACCACGCAAGGCATCCAGCGCCTCTTCTTCAATGAGTTGGTCAACAACCAGACCAACACTATCAACAATCATGACGCAGTCATATTCAAGGGTTCAAAGGGCGTTGATTGGACCGATCCTATCATAGCCCCAACCAACACGTCACGCATAACTGTCAAGTATGACAAGACTTGGACTCTTACTTCTGGCAACGCAAGTGGTATGGTTACGGAACGTAAGCTGTGGTTCAGTATGAACAAGAACCTGATGTATGCCGATGATGAGACCGGCGATCAGCAGCTCTCTACTTATTTCAGCACCGATTCAAAGCAAGGGATGGGAGATTATTACATAATGGACGTCATTTCACCGGGAACAGGTGGTGGAGATAGTGATAAATTACTTCTGCAGGCCAACTCTACTCTGTATTGGCACGAAAGATAGGGCTGTCTACAGCCACAAAAATACAATTTGCTTCCATCCAATGAACATCCTCCACTTGCATCTCATGACGTGGATCCGTGTTACTCAGCCAAATGCTTGGCTTGCCCCACTTAACCAAGGCAGGCTCCCTGTAAAGACACTTCACAGTAACCCATGCCTGACATCCCAACCATTCCTTGAAACTAGGGAAAAACTTGATTCCCCCTCTGATGTCGTCAAAGACGGCGTATTCCACGTCTCCACTCTTGAGACACTCATTTCCGGACACCAGTCCGACGCAATAGATATGTGGGCCAAGAGATCTAGCCCACAAAGTCTTTCCGGTTCGGGAAGCCCCATATACACAGATTGACATACATCTGCCTAAAACACATTAGCCCAAGCTGAAGATATGATTCAGCGCACCGCAGCGGGAAGGTAGGGGGGGTAGGGGCTCCCCATGACCCGAAGGGGCTCACTGGGGATCCCCCCCCGACTGACCATAGCGCAGGTGTAAGACCACTCACCTACCAGTGGTTCTCGACCTCCGATACCAGACTGTGATAACCAATCATCGCGTCCGTCCAGTCCTCCGCCAATGAATTCAATTCCCCGTGGTGACTCATAACGGGGAGGGTCAACAGCAAATTTCCAGTCGGCGTACTTGGTGAGCTGACCGAAAGAGCACGCAGCACTCTTGGGATCCAACTTGTGCACCAGTCTCCAAAACTCCTCTCGACTTCCTGCACTCGTAATCTCAGTCCACCGAGATATAACCGAGCCATCTCCTGACTCGCGTTCGCGTACCGGTCGTCCAAGTCCTCCGCAGATGACATCACCATCCTTGACCGTATAGTCCCATCCCTTCTCCGGTGTTCCTCGAGAAGTCTGGATGTTTGGGTGGATACCGTCCACATCGAATACATCAGCTTTTCTACTTCGAAACTTCCGTCCGAAGTCGCAAAACACGTGGAGGTGAACTCCACAATCCGCGTGACTTTCTCTTGCCACGATACACTCGCCTCCCAATGATGAAATGCGGTCCATAACATGGAAGCCGTCGAGGTCTCCGCACTGAGCGTAGGTGAGGAGGACATAGCGTGCGTTGACGTTAAAAGACATGTGATCAAGAAAGTGTTCTTCGAAGTCCTGGGCAAACTAATGTTATAGCCCAGGACACAGGACACACCCCAACTATAAATACCTGGGTCCCCCTCGGAGTCGGGACATCCCAAATGTCCGAACCGGTACAACAAAATGGCCTACTCCCGAGCCAAAAGCCACAGCCTGCGAGGCTCATCCCGATACGGAAAAAAGAAGCGACGTACATTCCGCCGACGCTCAGGCGGCAGGAAGCGAACCTATCGCAAAAAGGCCTCAATGTCTCGGAAGAGCCTACTGAACATAACGTCCCGAAAGAAACGTAATGGAATGCTCACCTGGACTAATACCAACTCCTCCGGTCTGAGTCAGACCTCAGCCAAGGCCAACATGATTGTCAACGCCACTGTCGGGTACAGGGGCATCTGGGTCGCAACCGCCCAGGATCTCACCGATGAGACCGGTAAGAACGGTACTGTCGCGGAAGCTGCTACCCGTACTTCCACTCTGTGCTACATGCGCGGCCTGTCCGAGCACATCCGCATCCAGACTAGCTCTGGTCTTCCCTGGTTTTGGCGTCGCTTGTGTTTCACGCTAAAGGGTGATGAGGTCATAAACTTCTCACCCTCGGACACGCCAGTTTCCACCAATAATCGCTTCCTGGATACCACGCAAGGCATCCAGCGCCTCTTC